ATATTAAAACAATAAAAAAAGAAAGAAAAATGAATAAATTAATGTTAAATGAGCTAGAAAAAACCTATAATAATTTGATTTTACGAAGAAAAACAGTACCTTTGTTTATGTCAAATCCAGGTTTAGGTAAAACTACAACAATACATCAATTTCTAGATGATTTAAATGAATCTAATAAAACTAATAAAAATTGGGTTCCTAAAAAGATGTTAAAAATTACTTTAAGTCAAAGGATGCCAAATGAGGTAGTAGGTATGATGATGCCTAATATTAAAACTGGTAAACTAGAAGTATTTGATAGTTATGAGTTAAATAATTTAAATGATGGAGATATTTTGTTTATTGACGAGGTATTTAATGGTACTTTAAAGCAAACTTTAGATGCGTTCTTAAATTTATTAGAAGATAGAACATTACCTTCAGGTAAAAAGATGGCTGATATTATGATTGTAGCAGCTTCTAACCCACAAGGATTAATAAATCTAACTCCTCAAATTAAAGAAAGATTTGTTAAAATAGATCTTAAATTTAATTCTGAAGAGTATCAAGCTTATTTAAAACAAGTATTTGCTATGCCAGAAAATCTGTCTTCACTTATTTGTACTTTAGTTAATAAAGAAAAATTTGATGCTGATCAATGGAATTATTTTTCACCTAGAAGTATTGAGAAAGCTTTAAACAGAATAGGTTTAGAATTACAAACTACTTATGATGATTTATTAATGCCTATCTTAACTAAAGAAATAGAGATGCCAATGGACTCAATAGATCTTAATTGTAAAAAAGGAGATAAAATACCTTATTTAAGTTTGTTAAAACTTTTTACTAAAAAGAAAAATGAGTTAGCAAGTAATGGAATTAAACTAGTTGAAAAAAAGACTAGAAAGAAAAAAGAGGTAATACCTCAAGAAGAAATAGTAAGTTAATATTAATAATTATATAAATGATACAAAAAATCACAAGTAAAAGAGTAGAGTTACCTGTAATTTATTTGGTAGAAAACGAAGAAGATTTTAATACTCTTCCAAAAGGTTTACCTTATATTATAGGTACTGAGTCTGAATTACCTTTTATTAGGACTTATTTAGAGTTTCAAGTATTATTTAAATCTTGTAGTAGAACAAATTTAGCTATTAATTGGCTAACTTGTTTAGAAAAATTAGGTTACAAGAATTTAAGAAAATACAGTTTACAATCAGGAGGCACTTATATAGGAGCTTGTTCTGGAAAAGGTTCAGATATTGATATAGACACTTTTGTGGAAGATCAATATTTAGTTAATTTTGATAAATTAGCTGAATTAAAAGTTTTACCTGTATGGTTAGATGATTTAAGAGCTGCTGTTGAAACTAATATTATTCAAGAGGTAACTTTTGATCCTACAGCGTTTAATAGACAGTTAGGATTAAATGTAGGTGCTGCTGGAGTTAAGAGTAATAAAAGAAATTTATTAATTCTTGATGTATCTGGTAGTATGCCTAGAGGTGTAGTTAAAACTATTACTAACTTAGCTAAATTAATGTCTAAAAGATTTTATGCAGATATTATGCTAACTAGTGGTAAAACTATTCTTATTGATTATGATGATGTACCTAAATCTGATATTATTCAATTAGCTATTGAATCAGGTAATGGTAATGAAGGTTTTATGTACAGAGCTATTGTAAAACAACATAAAGAATATGGTACTGTTATCTCATTTGGTGATGATGATAATCCAGGATATTATTCTTCAGGTAAAGAAGAATGTAATTTTAAAGTAGATACTTTATATTCTTTACATACTAATGGTAATAGAACTTCAAATGTTACCGGATATGCTAAATGGCTAACACCTAATAAAACGCATATTGTAAAAGATTGGATTAATACAATCGCATAATTAATTAAGAGATGTTATAAAAACAACTATGAAAGAATAAATAAATAAATAAATTAATAATTTTTAAACAAAAAAACATGAACACATTTTTAAAATTAGACGGAGTTAAGTTAAATGCAGCAGGTTATTTAGTAACAGTTGATAGTGAAAAACCAGTTAATCACACAGCATTTGTAAAAGAGCAAAATCAAGCTGAATTTGCTGTAAGAGTAGCTGAAGCTATTAAAGGTAAAAATCTTAAACATTCAAAAGTTACAAGCTTAGAACAAATTATGGCTGAAGTACATAGAGATATGAATACTACTGTAGCTACTTCTTATGTTGCAGCTCCAACTGAACCTGAAAGAAAGTTAACTAAACAATTAGCTGATGAAGCTTTAGAATTTGTTAGTTTTCAAGATAAGAAATCTGATGTTGCTGAAATTAATAAAATTATGCAACAGTATAATACTATTAATGCTATTGAGCAAGTAGGTGATTATTTTCATGAAGGTTTAGTTAAGATGAATCAAACTAAACTTTATAATATTGTTGAAATTCAAGCAGCAGTAACAGCTATTCAAACAGCTACTTCTAACAAATAATAATTAATATTAACTTTAAAGCCTGGCATTAACTTGTCAGGCTTTTTTTACATAAAATAATGGAAGAACACTTTAATAATGTTATAAACATTTTAAAAAAACAAGATATTGACGCTTGTATTACAGGTTCTTGTATGTTAGGATTTAATCCTGAATGGAATCAAGACATAGATGTATTTTGTTATGATAAACCAAGTTTTAATAAGTTATTATTTTATATGTTTTACAATGGGTTATTTATAATAGATGATCCTTTAGAACAACATAAATTTAATGAGTATATTAATAATGATAAATCTTCTTTAGATTCTATAGGATTAATTACTATTAAGTTTAAATATAATTTACTAATAGATGTAAATATTATCTATAAGAAATTTCAAAATAATATATTTGATGTATTATCTAATTTTGATTTAGATTTAATAACTACTGGTCATGATATTAAAACAGGTAAACAATTTTCATTAAGAGAGTCTACAGGACTAGAAGGTACTTGGAATAGATGGAATAAATCTTTTTATAAAACTGACATTTGGAGTACTAAAAGATTACTAAGACAATTTGAAAGAGTTGTAAAATATACTCATAGAGGGTATAACTTAGATTCTGTTACAGATAAATATATATCTATAGTAGAAGAAATTCTTAAAACAGAAAACTTTTATAAAACAGAAAAAGGTACTAAGTTTTATACAGATACTATTCAACAATTTGAAATAGTACTAAAAATATTAAAAATTTGGAGAGTAGAACATGTTATGAGTCCTGAACAAATATTAATATTAAAAACTTTAATATAATGTTACCTGAAAAATGGATATTAACAGTTCAAGATAAAGAAAAAGATTTTGTAATTACATCTTTTTTCAATGAATTATTAAATACAAATGAAAAAAGCAGTGATCTAGAAATTACATATAATCAAGATGGAGATTTTAATTATGTATTAAGAACTGGATTTGATATAAACCAATTTAATTATACATCAATTACTTATGAACAGTTTTTAGAAAACAGAGAATATATTAAGTATTTACATGGTAAATTAAATACTTATACTCCTGATTTAGATAACAGTTACTTAATAGAAACATTTAAAAAATTAAAAATAAAATAATGAGTGAATTAGACAAATTATTTAAAGCATTACAAGAAATGCGATCAGAATCAAGCTCAATACCAAATTCAAAAGATGTTTGGTCAGCTATTGGTCAAAGAGATTTTACGGCAGCAGGATTTGCCAATGAAGAAGAAGCTGTAGCTTGGATAGAAAATAACCCATATTCAAATTTGTAAAATATGATACAAGAATTTATAAAAAACAATAGTCTTTCTTTAGAACCAGGAAGTAGAAATTCTACAATCACAACTTTAATAGGTTATGCTCAACATAAAGAACTATCTAAAGCTGATTTAGAAAAAGAGTTGGAAACAGAAATCAATAATGATTCATTTATTCAAGAAGAAATTGATAGATTATGGCTTTATTGTGGAAGGAATGATTATAAAGCTTATTGGTCAATGCCTCAAGCAAGTAACCAATGGAAATTTTAATAAGGTAATATGAAAACATTCCTTCTTAAAAACGGTCATCCTACTATTAAATGGTCAATGGTTCCTGATAATTGTTTTTTTGAAGGAACTATTCCTCCAGGATATGATTTAGCTGTATGTCCTACAGATGAAAAACAAGTAATCTTAGACGTTGATTGTAAAAATGGTAAAGATGGTTATAGCAATATTCCTCATTTAATAATGATAGAATTACAAGATACTTTTGGTTATAAAACTAAATCAGGTGGAGCTCATTATTTTATGAATTATACTGGCAATAAATTATTATTAAATACTAGTACTCAATTAGGATTAGATTTAAGAATAGGTAAAAATAAAACTACAGGTAATAATGGTGGCTATGTTAAATATAATCATACTGAAGATATTAGAAAATGTATGCACCTTATTAAACCCACATCTGATAATATGAATGTATGGTTAGAAAAATTATTTACTGGAGTTAATAATTTAAAAATATAGTATAAAATGAAAGAATATCCTTTATTATTTAAAAAAGGTGATTATGTAGTACTATTATCTACTTGTACTGGAGAAGATATATGGAATTATTCTATGCCTATTAATTATGTTTATAAATTAAGAGAAAATTGTTATAAAAATTCTTTTCATGTAGAAAAAGATGTAGAAAGAAGCTCAACAAATGGATGGTCTTGTAGTACTTTAAATTCTAATTTAAATAAATTAAAATTTAGATTAGCTACTGATGAAGAAAAATATATATACAATCTTAATGATAAACCTTTTCCTATATCTGATTTAATAAATTATAAAAAACCAGATACTACTTATTTAATAAGCTTATTTAAAAAATATAACATAAAATGACAGAAGATGAAATATTAAATATAGCAAAAAAAGATTATCCTATTGGAACTACATATAAATGTATTAACGGTAATATAGATTGTCATAATAAATTTATTGAACGTAGAAGCACTGAAGATGGTATATTTACAGTAGCAGAATATAAATATCATAATGACTTAAAAGGTATTTCTAGTAATAATGGTTGGATATTTTTATATAATAAATGGGCTGAAATTGTAAATAAATCTGATGTAAATTATAATTATTTGATAACTATGTTAAATAAATTAAATATAAAATAAATGGAAAATATTTGTAAAAATTATGAAAAAGGTAAATGTTGTGGAAATTGGAATGAGTTTGGTATTTGTAGATTAACTATTCCACCAGCTACTTTACAACCTTGTCAAGCACATGATAAAGAAACTGAAAAAGATGAAAATATTTGGGATAAAGAAAAAGTAAAATTTAATTTAGACCATATTACAGGTAAAGATGAAAATTCAGCTACTAAATTTGATACTGGTAAACCTAGTTTTACTAGTATTCCACAATTAGCTTTATTAGAAGTTGCAAAAGGATTTACAATAGGTAAAGATAAATATGGTCAATTTAATTACAGTAAACCAATGAAATTAACAAGATATTTAGATGCTTTAGGAAGACACAATAATCAATTTTTATGTGGACAAGATATTGATGAAAGTGGTGTACATCATCTAGCACTAATAGCTTGTAATGCTTTAATGGCTTTAGACAGTATATTAACTGGTAAAGCAGAAGACGATAGAAATATTAATTATAAATAAATATATGACAAATTTAGAAAAAATTGATCTTTTGTTAAAATTAACAGAAGCAAAAATCTCTCTTCCTAAAATTAGTTTAGTTAGAGAAAGAGGACAAGACGGTAGAATGACTGATGTACCTAAAATAACAGGTGGTATAGAAGTAAGTTTATTTGGTGAGCAAGATTTAATGTTGTTTAGAACAATGCTTCAAAAAGAAGTTAAAGAATTATTACCTTTTGAATCTTCAAAAAAAGAAAATCCATTTCAGTTAGCAATGGATTTAGAAACAGAAACTGATCACCAAACAACACAAGGATAATGGTAAGAGATTATTATAAAGTATTATTAGTCGGTCAATCAGGTAAGGGTAAAACTTTTTCTTTTAGAAATATGAATCCTGAAACTACTGGATTTGTAAATGTAGAAGATAAACCTTTACCATTTAAAAACAAATTTAAAAATCATGCAAGACCTAAAAATACTATAGAAGCTAAAACAGCTTTAAAAAAATATGCTGATGATCCTACAATTACAGCTATTTGTTTAGACAGTTTAAGTGCTTATATGGATATGCTTTTAGGTGAATGTAGGGCAACTAAAAAAGGTTTTGAGATATGGGGAGCTTATAATGAGGAAATTGGTAAATTTCTTAATTATATTAAATCTATTCAAAAAGAAGTATTTATTACAGCGCATTATGAAGTTTTAGGTATAGAAGGTAATCAAGAAAAGCGTGTTAAAGTTAAGGGTGAAAGTTTGCCCTTGTAAAAGTGGTTTAATTGCTGGAATATCTTAAAGTTTTTGACACTACAACATAATTTGAAAAAATAAGTGTGAAAGTTTGGAAAAGTCAAAGGATAAGAGTATATTTGTATTATGATACAAAATACTTGCAATAGACAATCAGCAGCCAAGCCTCTGTCAAATGAGGAAGGTTCAACGACTATCCCGGAAGGGAGTACTGGTAGTAATACTGGGAAAAAGCCACTATATCTAAATGTTATTTATAAAATAACAAATATGATTAATAATAAAATTTACATTGGTTCAGCTTCTTTTTATGATAAAAGAAAAGGAACTCATATTTCTAGATTAAGAAATAATACTCACAAAAATAGATATTTACAATCTTCTTATAATAAACATGGAGAAAATAATTTTAAATTTGAAATTATTGAATATGTTAATTCACAAAGACAATTATTAAATAGAGAACAATACTGGTTAGATTTAACTGAATGTTATAATAGAAATATAGGTTATAATATTTCAAAAACAGCAGGTTCTAATTTAGGTAATAAAATGTCTGAAGAAAGTAAAAAGAAAATAGGTGATTTTTGGAGAGGTAAAAAATTTAGTAAAGAAAGAATAGAGCAATTAAAAAAAGATAGAACTTTAGAACAAGGAAAAGCAGTTAATGTTTTTGATAATGATATGAATTTATTATATACTTTTGAAAGTATGGCAGAAACATCAAGAAAATTATCTGTTTCTATTGGCTCTATTTCTAAACAATGTAAAAAAGGTTTTAATACTAAAAAAGTTAATTATATTTTTAGATATAAAGATATAGTCTAGTCTTTATGGAAACATAAAGTTAATATAAACGAAAGAATGGGAAGGTGTAATTGAGAAAGAATTTACTATTGTTCTTTATGCTGATAATAAATTTAATGATAAAGGATTACCTGAATATCATTTAAATGCAGTACAAGAAGATACTTCAGCTAAATGTCCTCCAGATTTATTAGGAGAAGGTATTACAAAAATAAGTAATGATTGTAATATGATATTAGAAAAAATTATAGAATTTACAAAATAATAACAAATAAAAATATATAATATGCAAGTAAGAAAGCAAGAAGAAATTCAAGAAGTAAAAAGATTTACAGGTATGTGCTCTTTTCAAGTAGCAGCATTAAATCCTACATTAGAAGAATTAAAATCAATAGGTGTAACTTATATTCAAAATGAACCTAATTATACTACTGATAAAGATGGTGTACAAGGTTTAAAATTAGATCTTTGGTTAAGAAATTCTATTGGAGAAAATTATACTGATGTAGATGGTTCTGTAAAAAATAGTGGTCCTTTATTTAGAAAGTTTACTATTTTTATTGATAATGCTTTAGCTAAATCTAGTACAGGTAAGTTTAGAGCTTTGAATAATTTATTACAAAATAGTTATGTAGTAGATTTAGAAGCTCTTATCAATAATGATAAAATGAACTGGTTTTCTAAAGGACATGATTTAAGATTAGCTAAAACAGGAGAAATTGAAACATTAACTTTTTTCCAAAAATTGTTGAATCTTAAAACTGGTTACAAAGAAGAAACTGGTGATGAGGTTAAATTTACAACTCCTTGGAATAAAATTGTATCTGGAGATTTGAAAGAATTAAAAGGATATATTACAGAAGCTAATAAAGTAGGAAATGGTTTACGTTTCTTATTAGGTATTAAAGTAACTGAAGATGGTAAAAAATATGATGATATTTATAATAAATATTATCAATCATCTAAAAATACTAAAACTACTTATATGGAGAAAGCTCTTATTGAACAAGAGTTTAATTCAGATTATCAAAATGATCTAAAATTTCAATTATATACTGGAACAACTGTACCTAAACCAAGCACAGGAGTTGCTACTACTGAAGCTAAAGTAGAGTCAGATCTACCGTTCTAATTTACTAATAATCAATAAGTTATAAAATAATTAGGTACAACACAATTAAACTTCTGTGAAGTGTTGCTAAGTTTATTCCAGGTGATTTAGTT